TAAAAATAGCCGTCGGCCATATCAGCGTTGGATACTTTTTCTGATAGTTGGATATATTTATCAAAAGTGTCCACGCCCGCCTTGTACTGCTGCAGGTAGTAATACTGCCGTCCCAGGTAGAATAGAGGGCGCGGTTCGGTTGGGTTTTCTTTCACGTCTAGCAGCAATCTTTCCAGCGTGTAGATCAGTTTCCGTCCAGCCCGCTCCCCAGGCGGCCTGTGCTCCCACACAAGATCAGTCCAGGAAACCTTACATTCCGGCCCCCAGCACGGCACCTCATGGGCGCGGTATTTGTAGTATGCCTTGCCTTTTTTGAATATTCGGGCCTGCGGGTATGTCAGCGTTGGCTGGTTGTCCTGGTTCATAAATGACAGTCTGATGTAATAAATATCGGCCTGACTTTTCAGGATTTCATCTTTGACCGCCTGCGGGTTCTGGATGGTTTCGTCAGCGTCCAGGACAATACAGTAATCACCGGCGGCCAGTTCCATGACCTGATTCCTTGACTTGCCCTTGTGCATGGGATCGCCGTTGTTATGCACCACGCAGCCATATTCGGCAGCGATCTCACGTGTCCGGTCAGTTGAGCCGGTATCCAGAATAACGATCTCGTCAAAGGCCTTAAGATTTGCCAGCGCATTAGCCAGGCACTTCTCTTCATTCTTCACGATCATGCAGACTGATATTTTCAAACGACCGCCTCATAAACCAAAAAACACGAAACGCACAAAACGATCATGGACACAATGGCAAACAGGACAATCAGGTTATCCTGTTCGGTAAGAGTCGGATATTTTCCTAAATCACTCATTTTTCACCTCATGCAGCAGGAAAAGCAAATGCTATTAATTCGCCATCGTCAATCGCGCCTGTAGCGCTCAAATAACCGTAGGCCTGCACTTTGCAGGTGATCGTTCCGGCATTACAGGTCTTGATATACATACAAGACCCCGGTGTGGCATTACTCATCAACCCAACGTGGGTTGTACCGCCCTCGTCATCAACCATCATGCGGTACAGCACGTTATAGCTTGACGAGTTTGACTGAACCGAACCACTGAAAAGGGCAACCACAATGCCGGCAACGGCCAAAGACAGATCCACCGAAAGCGGCGTATCCTGAAATGCCTGTACGGTTGTGGATGTCCATTTACTTGTGATTGTGTCGATGCCATAAGCCAATAGCGGCGCACCATATAACCACGATGGAACAGATCCATCTGACCCCAACCGCTTACCCGCCGCTCCAATCTCCAATCTGCTAAGAACGGTCGCAGCCGACGCATAGGCCAGATCACCAGCGGCGGTATGAGGAAACAGCGCATTCAGGTTGTCGCGCCAGTAGGTGTTGGCATGGCTGGATGTAACCAGCTGGTTGGTCGTGTAAGTCGGTACAGTTGTATATGTCATTATTTACCTGCTTTCAGCGGCTTGTTCTGCCGCTTGATTTCATCCACGGTCTCACCGGGCAGCCATGAGCGGGATAGTATGCCCTCATCAGTGACCACCTCCGGGACGGCATTGACCATGCGTTCCAGTTCATTGGCCCCGCCGCGTATTTTTACCGGGCGCTTTAGTATCTCGGCCTCGATGGCTTTTCGCTCTTTAGTGGGAGGGAATATCACAGAACGCGGCCTGCCATTGTTGCTGAAATTGCCGCACGAAAAGCAATAAAAGATTGGCTCGTTTGGATCAACGTCCTCCGCCCCGTTGCAGTCCGGGCAGCGTGCGATCCAGCGGCCGAAATTGATTTCAGCTGCAACTGGCTTTCCCTTTGGCGTTCCAGTCAGCGGCGTGTCATAGCGCTTTTTCATTTTCGCCTGTATCTTTTCCAGATGCTCGCGCACGGTCTTACAGCCATTTTGTTTTGCATAATCCAAAGCTGTGATTATTTTGTCCATTTCAATATCCTAAATATGTTGTTACGCCCAATTCAGATAATCCCACAGTTCCCAAATACCAGTAACTATCAACCGGTGGGATGTAGTATGGGAATAGTTTGATTTCAGTTATGACCGCCTGGCCCGTCCCGGCAGTAAAACGATGGCTGATCTTGCCGACCCTAAAGTTTGTGTCAATGCCCCAGGTTGCCAGTCTTAGCCCGACCTTGTCGTACAAGTCGAGCCCGAATTGGATTTCAGGCCTGTCCTGTATAAGAACGGTCGGAAAATATTGCTGATCCTCGAAGAAATCGACCAGCACCTCTGCCAAAGATTTGCCCACGTTGTAGGATTGCTGCCAGGGTAAATCGATTTCAAGCGACCTGGGTTTGGTCGCATACCCGTCCCCATATTCGATGATCCCGGAGGTATCTGGTGAATTGATCGGCTTACCCCGTAACTGGGCCAATGTCAGATAAGCTGTCCCGGCCCCACCATTGGTATAGGTGATCATGGACGTATCTGCAAATTTGGTGATTGCCACAGAAATGTCAGCGGTCAGATCACCGCTGCCCCCATCGGCTGCTTCGTTGGCGGTGTAGTCCGTTGTGGCTTCCGGCGTTACCACATCTTTAGCGGGTACATTTACACTGTCATAGGTGTATTTGGCCCACAAGGTAACCGATTCACCAGCACCCAGCGTGATAACCTCGTTGTGTGTCCAGATGACGGTTGTATCCTGCAATACTCTGGGGTGGACATTGATAGTAACGATATTGCGCTTGAATTCCCACGGCTGCGGCATGATGATATCTTTTAGAAGCACATCCTCGCTGAGTATCAACACCGGATCATCGGTCTTTTGTCGGCTGTAATATTTCAGCGTTCCATCGGCGGCCACAAAAACATTACCCAGCCCGGAATTTGACAAGTCTTCAATCTCTGACTTTGCCTTTTTCCCGGTCGTCCACCAGTAATCAATGTTATCCGGGCCGGTATCCAGGCTATTGCTCCACGGCCAAACAGCGGCGGTCAGAATAGCTCCAATGGCTGTATCGGCCGTGATATCTTCCTGCAAACTGACCTTGACATCCCGATCCTGCAGCCAGCGCCAGCCGTCCTCGATGATCAGATCAACCTCGCCCCTGCGTCCGATAGGCTGAATATCGGCCACAACGCCGGTGAACACATCGTAATCCGTACCGCCTATGCCATCTCTCAGCCACAGTCGGCATTTCTTGCCCGGCTCCAAATAGCCGTATAAATCCCCACTGGTGTTATAGGGATCGTAGCGCCCGTCATAATTGTCGAGCGTGATGATCAGCGTTCCGATTTGCTCTTTGTCAAAGCCCTTGCCATCACCGGACAGGTAATAGTCTTTGCCACGATCTGAGCGCAGTTTGTACATGCGGTCGGCTTCATTCGTGCCGTCAAAAAGCCCGTCATCGTCCCAGTCAACCTCAAGCGCCCATAACAGATTGTCATTGGTGGACGCGCCGTATTTTTGGGTTGAATACGGGAAGGTGCCAAAACGAGCCATTATCCAGCCCCCGCCATGATCTGCCTTACGCCGGACGCAATGTAGGGCATCAGTTCACGCTCCACATAGTTCCGGTCTGCCAGGTTGATGGGTGAATTGATGTTGACGGTCAGGGCAAGCCCACCGGCGGGTGATTGTCCGCACGGGGTTACGTTGACATGTTCACCCGGTGTCAACCCCATTGTATAAGGCCGATCACCAGAGCCAAAGCCTGGGACGGTGAATGAGCCGCCGGAGGCAAAGCCGCCGCCCCATATTGAAGAGAGCGGTTTTAGTGTGCCACCTTTTGAAATAGGCGTTCCTGTAAGATTGCTTAGCGTAGTCCAAACGCCGATCACTTCCAACAGTTTGTCTTTGAAATTCTCAACCTTTATTTTTATTTTATATAATTCCCATTCGAATTTTCTGACAAACGAAGCAATCTTTGAATATGTGCCCTCTCCAAAAGCGGCATCAACCGCGCCGGGGATATTTCCGGATAGCAGGTATGTAACAATTCCGGTCAGGCCGGTTGGCGGGTCTGCCGTGCCAATCACATTTGACAGCCAGCCCATAAATTTATCAATGCTGGCCTGACCCTCCGGGCTGGATATCCAATTGTTAAGCCCGTTCAATACCTCGGTAAATACGGGCAAAAGTCTTAATCCGATTTCCTCTTTCAGGTTGCCGATTTGCGCCTGAAATTGACCCATTGCCTGAGATGCGCTGCCTGCTACATCCGGCATGTCAGCGGTGTTTGTTTGCAGCTTTTCCATGACCACGTTCATCATGCCGGTTTGAATTTGCGCCTTGCTCAATGCGCCGGCCTCAATTCCAAAAGCGGCCGCGGCATTTGCAGTGGCCTCTTCAAGGGATACTTGAATGCCCAGGTTGTCCAGGATCATGGGGGATAAACGCCCCACGCCCTTGACCATCGAATCAATCATAAAGCCCATGTCCTGGCCGGTAGCTGCCGAAACCTTAGAGAGGTATTTCATAGCATCCGGCATGCGCTCAGCAAAATCTTTACTGACAAGTTGAGCCGCTGAGTTGAAACTGGCCATCAGGTCAGACTGTTTGACCATGCCATAAGAGGCATCTTCAAGGGAATCCAGTATCTTTTTTGACCCGCCCTCCATTGTTGAGGTCAAGCCCTCAAAGGCATTTTTTATGCCCTCAATAGGTGCGGCACTTTTAGCCAGGCTAATAGCGGCAACACCAATGCCAGCCCCAATGCCAACCAATGCACCGCCGGCAATCAAACCGACTTTGCCAAGTTTATCAAGAGCGCCCCCAATACCTTTAAGCTCCTTACTTGCCTTATCAACGGCCGAGATTATGATTTGGATTTCATTTTTCTTTGCCATGCTTTATCTCTTTCGCGCCGCCATACACGCCAGCGGATAAACCAGATCAATTTGCCACCGCCCGTTATTTCGTAAGGCGGGGTACTCCATTCCTCTGCCATTTCCAGTATGTTGACCCATGCGGGCGCGGTTTTCAATCCTGCGAAGTAGGCTCGGTAGATTCCTTCGATGCTTTTGGGCCGCCAGAGGCCGCCTCCTCGGCAGCCTTGATGAAGTCGTTACCTAACTGCCCTAATTGGTTCAATGACATTTTGCCAAGCTCTTTTAGCGCTTTTTCATGTGGCAAGTATTTACCATCTTCACCGATCACAAAATAGCTGACCACATTTCTAACGCCCTTGATCTTGCCTTCCTCGGCAGCGATCCAGTCGTCAACCGTAACCTGCTCATTTAACCGGTCAATATCGATCCGGATTTCCATTAGCTCACCTCAAGCGTAGAATCTTCGCAAACATCAATGAACTTTCCCATTGAGGCCAGCGTGGAGTTATACAGGCCGGTCAGTGTGAAATTCAGAATGCTCGATCCCTCGTCATCCTCAACCGCTGGAATGACGGTATATTTTCCGCCCAGGTCAATGATGAATGTCTTGTATGAGTAGGTAGTGCCTGGGGTAGTAACTGCCGGCCCCTCGCAAAGAATACGAACTGCGCGAGCAGTTTCATTGCGCCCGTCTGTGATTTCCAGAACCGATGCGGCGTTGTGCTCCAGCATGAGCTCCAGCGTGATCTCAGGCTTGACCTGTTTCAAATAGGAGTAGTACAGGTTTCCGTTTGCAGTAAATCTGCCCACATAGCCGGTCTTGACATTCAGGGTGAAGCCAAGTAGGGTATCAGATAACAGATCATTGGCATTGCCGAAGCCATTAGCCACATCCCCGATGTACAGCTCGCATTTTTGGAACAGCATTTCGTCCACAGTGGGTACTGACAGGCCGGCCGTGAAAGTGGTATTGGTGGTCTGCCGTCCGATGATCTCTGCACTGAATTTCAGCGCTTCCTTGACCGACCCCTTGATGGTAAAGCTCTCACAATAAGCGCCTTCCATCACCTGCGCCTGTTGATCGTCCCCGCCTTCGATGGTGTAGGTCTTTGGTGTCAGCTGCGCAGTTGTAGGCAGGTTGTAGGTGTAAATCCACCCCGAACCAGCCCCATCCTGCGCCGGGCTGACCGTCCTGATCCCCATTTCCAGAATATGGAGGATCTGCTCAAAGGTAGCCGCATTGTCAGGAATGGCCAATCCAGCCGCCAGTGCCGGTATAGCCGTGCGATCCAGATCGACAAGGTAACCCACATTTTCAGGGATGACTTGTATCTCACGCGCATCCCGCAAAAATGCGCCCTCGACCCGCAGGATATCACTGGCATCAACCTCAGTCCCCAGCGTGCTTTCCCGCCCGATTTGTACTTTACTTAATGGTATTACTCCGCTCATAATATTTTCCTTTCGCTAATTGTCATAAGCCTTAATACGGATCGGGATAGCCTCCCGCCGATATTCCTCACCGGCCACCAGCACCGTATCCACAGTTGACCGCCCCTCATATTCGATAAATGCCCAGCTTGCTGTTGATCTGTTGTCTGCCACTGTTTCCCGGATCGTCTTTTCCAGCAGATCGACCAGATCCTCAACGTCATCTTCGCCATAGCTCGATCCGGCTTGTGCGTACAGGGTAAATGTAAATATGGTGAAATAAAAGTCATTCTTTTGCCTGGATGTAACCGCGCGTTGTTCTGGATCTGTACCAGCGGATGTAAGAACAACCACCGGAGACTGACCCGCAAAATCACCGACCATATAGCCGTAAAAGGCCTGTGATGGTTTGCCGGTTCCAACCAGCGCGGCTGATAAAAGCGTTCCAAGCGCGTCCCGTACAGTTTCCCTGTTCGTTATGCTCATTTATTCACCACCTTGAAAACAGCATCCTCGACCTTGTCGCTGAATTCCTCGACTGTGCGGTCATAAAAAGCATGTTCACCGCCGCGCTTGTTTTCGTAATAGCCGTAAATGGACGGCTTTTGTTTACTGCGCGGATTGACCGATGCTGGGTCGATATAAATCCGTCCGCGCAATCCTTTCAGCTCCATTCTGTGTGAGGCTCGCAGCGATCCGGTGATAATATGCGTGATGCTGACGGCATACCTGTGAGCCGCGATGGTCTGGTCTTTTATGGTCTGGCCCAGCTCACCCTGCGGTTTCAATGCCGCCATGCGTTTGGCGTTAGCGGCCTGTGCTTCCTGAATGCCTTTTATTTCGAATTCAACGCTCATGTGTGCTGTAAATCCTCGACCACCACGTGAACAAATCCCGTGCTGTCCGCCATAAATGTTTCCAATAATCTGACCGGTGAATCCAGCGCCAGTCTTTCAGCCACTTCCAAAGTAACCGGGTCCAAAGGTGTGATTGAAACGCTGGTTAGATTGGTCGTGGCAGTTCCACGCTTGCCGGAAGTTACCGCCGGATTGCGTTTTGTCGAAGCGGATACATCGGCCATTTTGATAAACGATCTGGTGTAAAAACTGGTCTTTGTCCACACTTCAACCGCCTTGACTGGATATTCATCCGACCCGACCACCAAGATATCGCCTTCGCGGATATCAATCATTTTTCACCGCTCCATATTCGATCATGCACGGCCAGACACTTGAATTTCTTGCTGGCAATCTCATCAATGAATTTCTTAACTCCAGGCCATCCGTCCGAGTAATCGTGAAAGGCAACCACGCCCCCCTTTTTGACATGCGGAAACCAGGTCATAAAATCAGAACACACGCCCTCGTAGCTGTGATCACCATCAATAAATAACAGGTCGATAGGCTGATCCCAATGCGAGCCGTGATAGACCGAGAGCCCCTGTAATGGCGTTATCTTGTGATAAACGCCCAACGTCCGCAGGCGATCAGCCAATGCCCTGAAATGGCCTTTGCCAGCTACTGCATATTGGTTGCTTTCAGAAACAAGATCAAGATTTTCACGATTCCAAAGGTCAACCAGATAAATCGAAACGCCCTCACGGCTTCCTGTGCTTAAATAAGCCGCCGACTGGCCCTTGTATGAGCCGATCTCAACGATCACCCCGCCAGCTGGCACTTTAGAGGCCAGATAAGCCAGCCGCATGCCCTCTAACTCGTTTACGCCCTTGCCGTCTGCGTACAGTTCTTGTATCTGGTCATGCAGGGCTGTTTTCAGGATCATAGTTCCCCCTGGATGAAATATTTATAATCATCCCAGCTGGCCATGTCAAAGTAATATTTCACCTTGCAGGCCTGATATCCAAATTCTTTCATGGCCAGATTGAAGGCATCAGTGTGGGTTTTGATCTGTTCAAGATTTCTAAGCCAGAAATCAACCACGTTCTTTGTCCAGCACAGCACGCCCCAGGCAAGATAGGTTTTAGGCGGCAGTTTCTCTTTGTCGTGGATCTGCCCGTCAATCAGTACACCAAAACGATCAGCCCTGGTGGTCTCAAAAAGCCCAACATTGAAATCCATCCGGTGCATTTCCGACTGGTCAAAGACATCCTGCGGATAGTAGGTATCCGGCATGGCATATAAGTTCCAGTCGGCTTGATAGGCAAAGGATTCCATGATGGAATGCCAGACTGTATCGCGGCTGATGCGGTAATCGTAGCCTGGGCCAAGCTGGCCGGCATGGATCGCTATTTTTTCAGGACTGGTCAGTATCAGTATCCGATCCGCACTGCCGTGATTCAATGCCATTACAGTCCGGTCAAGAAGCGTTTGATTTTTACCGCATGGCAGCATCTCTTTTGGGTAGCTCCCAAAGCGCTCCGCTTTTCCACCTGCAGGGATGATTCCGAGTATCATAACTCGAAGTCCTCCGCTCGCGAGTGTTTCATGCGCCGCATGACCACCCGGCCGCCTTTTTTATCACCGCCCGAAAGGCCATCCAGTGCCTTGCTGATCTGGCTCAAATTCTCGGATCGCTGACCCACACGGATATCCACCTCAACGGCATAATCCAGTTTTAGCTGCTCGACCATTTCTGTGGTGATGTAATCCAGCGCAGTCTGTAGGTTTTCCTCGTCCAGATACCTAACATCTGGCAGGCCTGTTTGTGGATTGATAGCGCCGACTGAGCGCAATCCGGCATCCACTGCATAGGTGTAATCGCCCTCGGTCTTTGCGCCGCTGGCAGTTGTGGAAAGCGATCTGTCAGTTGCCAATCGGCCAAGTTTTTCATCCACCCGCGCAGCCAGATTAGTCCGTGTCATGGGGACAAACCACAGCCATACATCATCAACGCGCACATCACCGGCAGCCGAATCGTTGGTTATTTTGAATGTGTAAGTGGTTCCCGGCGCCAGCCCTGCGGTGATGTCGTTATCCGTCCAGGTGTCAGCTGTGCCGCTCAAATTGGATGTTTTGACAGTATTTCCATTGCCGTCTGTAATAACCAGCGTACATTGACCGGCTGAAAGGGATGCTCCAATTGCTTTTATCGCCGCATGGATGGAATATGAGCGTGTTCTTGGGACGGTAAGGGTCTGGCTGATATAATCCCCGCCGGTTGACAGGACGGCAACGCCGTAATGGTTATCACCGTCCCCGGCATTATATACAGCGCCAGAAGCAGTCCACTGATCCAGATTGTGTTCAAAACGGCCATTATATAAATGGCTTCGTTCAATCATTATTCACCTTTGGGCGGCTCAATTTTTGGAGCCGGTGCTTCTGGTTCTGGCAGCTCAACCTCGGTATCCGGCTCTGGTGACCAGGGTTTGCAGATCGGCTTTTCCCATGACTGTGTAAACGGCTTTTTCCTTCGCTCAGCCTCAGCCTTCAGCTCGTTGTATTTAGCAATTTCGCCGGATGTAGCCAACCGGTAGCCGACTTGCTTTAGCCGCATTTTGGCATGTTCACGCGTACAGCCATGAATACACCCCGCAGGGTTGACAATAAAATAGGTTTTTTCTTCATATGTCATTTTTATTTCCTTTCACTTTTCCAATAAAATATTCGATTGATTTGAGCATTTGCTCGCGGTAGCCGTCCCACTGCTCGCGCCGGTGCGGCTCCAGGTGTATGAACGGGAAATCCACTGCTATTAGCGGAATGGAAAGTTGTTCAGCCCGCCAGCAGAAATCGATATCGTCCACGCCCGCTTTTTGATACCATTCATCAAAACCGCCGATCCGGTCAAAGACGGATTTCTTCATTACCAGATTCCAGGCATACAGATAATTGATCCGCACGCCCACATCGAACCAGGACGGATTTTTCTTTCGCATGGCAGGGCCATAAAGGCCGTGCGCATCCAGGCGCTCGACTGTGTTGGCAAATGACCCCTGACACAAAACATCATCATTCAGGAGCATGAGCCAATCGCCCGTTGAGGCTTCCGCGCCGGTATTGAGCATCTTGGCCCAGCATACCGGCTGGTTGAAGCGGATCAGCTTATATCCCATGCCCACTGGATAAGGGCTTCTGGACCCGTTATCCACCACAATGATTTCAAGCGGCGTCTTTTCATGTTTCAAAATGGATCTGATCAGCGGCGTGGTGTAATCGCCATAATCGGTAAAGGTGGTGATCACGACTGAGATCATAAATAAGCCTCCACCCGATCCACAAAATAATCAGGGTTAAATGGCTTGCCGATAAATCGTTTTTTCCACTTCTCGACCATTTTGTTGCCGTCCATTGCCTCGCGCATCATGGTCAGCGCGGCGGAAGTATCCCATTCGGTATCACAAATATTGAACGGGTATTCCAGATATTTTTTATACTTTTCCCACTGTTCACCCCAGCCCGTCCACAATTCATTTCCAGCGTGTGGCCTGGTGCGCTCGCCCATCATCAACAAGGGTTTTCCCAGTGCTACGGTCATATAGGCGTGGGTGTAAGAACTGATCACCACGTCGGCTTTCTCGATCTCTTTTGTGGTGCCGTCGGGTTCGCCTTGAATGAATTTAGCCTTGTGCGTTTTCCACAGCTTATTGACTTCCAAAATACCAAGATAGCGGACTGTCAAATCAACTTCCGGCATATTGACCAGCATTTTGAATATCCGGAAATTAAGCTCACGATCTTGTTCTATGAGATAGCCGCTTCCCAATGGGTGAATCGGCGCAAACAGAACCTTTATTTTCCCGTCTGGTTTGACTTGCTGAAACGGCTTGATGTCTGTATATGTCCAGCCGGTTACTTCAATCGGGCAGGGATAGCCAATGCGCTTTAGCACTTCTTTGTGCCCCTCTGATACTGTAAAGCTGGCGGCGGTGAACGGCCAGGGGCGCCAGATGTCGTACATGATGTTGGGCCTGGCGGAGTGAGGATACAAAAACAGGGGGATATTCTGGTCATAGGCCATGTAAACCTGTTTTCTGCGCCCAACACCAGCCGTATTAATATCGTGATCCAGAAATACACACGAGCAGTTATTTCCGGTCAGTCTTTCGGTATGTTTATAGCCGCGCCGTTCCAGCGCCTCTTTGTAGGCGCGTCCCTTGTGCATGTGTTCGTGCATGAAGAAGCGGCACGGCATTGGTTTAGCTTATTAGCGTTGAAGTTGTGATTGCGCCCGAGACATAGAGTTGGCCGTCCGGCATAACAAGAACCAGGTACATTGTCTTGTTCGCCCCGGCATGAGTGATGTTAATGTCAAGGTCGCCATCGTTTTCCGTTATGAACAGTGCTGCCTTATTGGCAACGATCGGAATAAGCAACCCGTCCGTGCCGATTGCCCAGCCCCCATCGGGAGCGCTGGCAACATTGCTGTTGCCGTAGGCATCGTCGGACAGGTAGCCATAAATCCCCACCCGCTCGGCAAGCTCATTCCCGTTGTCGCGGTCGATCAGCTGGACGGCCACGTTAATGATCGATCCAGCTCCCTCCGTTCCGACTGTGATCACAGCACCAATGTTCAGTTCCGGAAAACTTTCAAAGGTTGATCCTAATGGACTCATAGTAATTACTCCTTTTCTATGAGGGGGTTTTACCCCCCTCTATTAGATTTCCGTGGTGCTGACAATTACGCCGTGATTGTCGCGAAGTTCTGCAACGCCCCACAGGCAGTCAACAGTTACTTTCGTGCCCAGGTAATCATGGTCGTAGGACATGGTGACCCGCAGGCCAAGCCCGTCCTCGTCCATAACGGTCTGAATCACACCGGCACCAGCAGGCGCAGGCGGCAGAGGCCGTGAGGCCAGCACCATCGCGTCGCGGTGGAAGAACATGTTTTTGCACTCTGAGGAGCTGACTTCGACTTGCTGATCCAGGAAAATGTCAAACCCTGCAAAGCGGTTGACGTAGGAATCGGCAGCCATGCGGCCCAGCGTTTCAGCGAAGTCGCGGTTTACCAGGCGCTCAATTCCCAGTGCTTCATATTCTGCATCCTCGTGGAGGACTGCAAAGCGCTCACCCATCGGGGCTCTCGCGCTGTTCAGGTAGCGGCGGGCATTTCGGAAATCATCCTCGCCCAAGCCGGAGGTCGCATCGATGGTCTGTGAGAAGCCGGAATAAAGATCGGTCAGTGTGTCGTCGATCTTCTCTGCCAGCACTTTGACGGCCTGAACGGTGTAGGTGTTCAGCCAATCTGGCCGCGCCAGCGCCTTGCCGATGTCCTCGATCAGGAATGACACCTCATAGTGCTGGTTGAGGGTGACGGTGTATTTCGAATCGTCAGCCTGGTTGAGGGTGATGGCGGTTGCGGCTGACTTTGAATTTGCGGTCAGCGTGCCGCCGTAGGGGATGTAAATTGACTGGCCGTACTGCGCCACGTCGCTATCCCAGTTTCGAGCCACAAGGCGGCTCATAACGGTATTTGCTTTGAGATAGCCCAAAGCCTGTGCAGCTACGATCGTAGGAATTGAATCGCCGAGCTGCGAAGTTCCAATGCTTAGAATAGCCATTTCGTTTATCCTTTCAGTTTTTGTTTGTTAGCTCGACATTCGTTTTTTTCGTGCTACGTCCACGATCGCGCTTTATTTGTTGGCCTGCTTCAAAAGCTGGGCCGTGTTTTTTCTGATCTCTTCCGGCGTCATGTTTGCAATGTCCAGGACGGTTGAAGCGCCGCCCTTTTTCTTTCCGGGGTTGCCGGGGGAATCATCAGATTTGATAAATTCCAGGAGTTTGTCCGCGTCCGCTTCGATCTCTTCCTCGGTCTCACCGCGCAAGCGATCAATCAGATCCACTGGCAGGCTTTTCCTTGCGGCCACTTTCAACCTCAGAAGTTCAGCGTTTTTGGTGTTGAGCTCCTGCTCGCGCTGTTCGGCCAACGTTTTCCACTGGTTTTCTTCTGCCAGCTTCTTGTCGTCAGCCTCTTTTTGGGCTTTGAGGATCTTGTCCAACTGGTCCTGCAATTTTGCCTTTTCGTCATTGACCTCTTTGAAGCGGTCATAAGGGATCGCCGCAGGCAGATCATCCTTGCCTTTCGGTGGATCCTTCGGTGGGTCTTTGGGTGGATCGCCCCCGCCCGGACTTGGATCATCATCCATACAAATATTGAGTTTGTTAAGTTTCCAATCGTTCATTTTTTCCTTTCGTGTTTTACGCCCAACGCGGCGGTTAACAAAAAACCCGAAGCAGCCATTAGGCCACTTCGGGTAATTACCTCTTGACAAGTGGGGTTTCTAATATTCAGTTGTTGAATATATTATATCATGATTTCATTATTTCCTCCCACTCGTAGCGCTTGCCGGCCATATCTCCTCACGCACGCCGGTCTGTTCTCTGGCTTCCAGTTCCGCACGTGCGGCCGCTTCCATTTCAGCGGTTGGCACGCCTTTGACTTCCATCTTTTCGGTGTACAGGCTCATAGCCGAACGACAATTATGTACATAGTGGCCACCAATACAATAACTTTCATCAACGTCTACCGATAGATCACACACAATAACATTCTGCAATTCCAGTGTTGCTATTTTATTTATGATATAGTGTGTTGAAGGGAGTAAATTATTATGCCTAACAGAATTGATGTTGATGTCAGCACTATTGTGAGCAAATACAAATCCGGTATCTCTGAATGGGCGATTGCTAATGAACTTGGCGTTTCCCGCGATGTTATTAAGCGCCGGTTGCATGAGGCTGGTATTGAACGAAGAAATGTTCAAGAATCCTTTACCGGTCGCTGGAAGCGTTTTACACATCCGCGTATTGGTATCACCGATCCGGTTGCTTCTAAAAGAATGAAAGGAAAAAACCCCATTCATATGCCCGGAGTTGCTGAGCGCAAGGCAATTAGTTGTGCAAATACCTACCGCGCAAATCCCACAGAAGTCGAGAAGGTGTTTGTAAATTGGTTCGAATCTTTTGACACAGACTTTGAATTTCAAAAGCCAATAGGTAAGTATGTCATTGACTTTTTCTTTCCAAAGCTGAACATTTGCCTTGAGATTGACGGTCGCGGACATCATTCCCGCAGCAACGCCGATATCACGCGAGACAAATATCTCCGCTCGCTCGGGTATTCTGTCTTGAGGATTAGCGTTGAGCGTTCCGGCGTTGGACCCGATGGTCGGGAGACCTTGCGTTTTATTGCATCCAAGTATGGCATCGCCCTGCCGGAGAAATTCCGCATTTTTCCACCCCGCAGTAGTTAGTATCGGGTGTTCGGGCGTCACCCTGATAACCCCGCCAGATGTCTCGATCTCTAATACCGTACCTGTATTCTTTCTTGATAATGCCATAGTAACTGGCATGAATCGCCCTGCGTGGGTAAGCACCATATCACCAACCCGCACATTTTCTATGGGCATTTCTCCGTTAGAGGTCATACACATTTCACCCGCAAGAATAGCGTTCCAGTGGAAAGGCGGCGCATCAACCTTGTCAGCGTAGCGCGGCGTACCCTCCAGAATGAATGGCTTATCCAGTGGTTGTATCTGGCCGTGAACCCTCAAGCAGCAATCGGTGGTATTTTGGTCAATAGCGGCAATGGCCTGCTTTTTGTACACGGTCGTGGTTTGAACCTGCACCGCTTTGAACATGCCGGCCATGATGATTGACGCGGCGCTCCAGGATACATTTTTGACGTGCTGTTCAGCCGCCACACCAGCCAGCCTGTAAACACTGGCACGCCCGTCTGCTATTTTGGCTGACAGAAGCCGACTGACCGCCTGCTCCACCGTAGCATCTGCCACAGATAGTTTGGTCATGTTGATCTCAATGTTCTGGATCATGTTCTCAACCCAGGCCGGCTTTTTCAGGATGGTGTTCTGCTGGATTTCCTTGCGCTCTGAAAATGTTTGAATATTCAGCGCATCCACAGTCGGCGCCTGACGCTCTCCAACCGTTTTTATCGTTTCAAGCTCCAGCGCCATGTACCACAATGTCACATCATCGATCTTGGCGGCTTGTTCGCTGCCTATGTTTTCTATGCGCCGTGCGAGCCAGTCTGACTCTTTTCTAATAACCGGTATGGTTGTTATTTTTACGCCATCCCGATACAGGATGTCCAGCGCTGTTTTTCTGAAATCGGTCAAGGCGTTTTTGACGCGCATAAAGTATGCTACGTCCAGCTTGCGCATCCGTGAAATGTACTGGTTCGCCGGCCGGATATCAGGCATGTTTTAATTTCCTGATCTTTTTAATTGCGCTCTTTGGAATAACGATCATGTCTGTCCCGCTTATTACACGACCATCATTATTGTACGCCACTGATTGCAGAATTGAAATGCGGTCTTTGGTCTCTGAGGCAAGAATACCCACTGTCCGGCAGGTGAGGTTTGTCCTTTTGGCATTTTTTGTCTTGGTGCTGATTTCTTCCCATCCGCTCATGGATTGGCTGTCAATCCAGGTAACATCAACCAGTTTAGACATTATCCCCCTCGGTGATCATGGTGCTGTTTTTCAGCATATCCAGTTCCAGCTGCGCCGTTTCCAACTCGATCTGTGTCTTTTGGTCCAACGGCAGGATATCACGTTCTGGATCAAATCTCAGTCCGGGATCGTCCAATACCGCAATATCCGGCAGGCTCATGGTCTTGGCCGCTCTGCCAGCCATCTGCAAGGCAGTGGTCAGCCCCCGGTCGTAATTGGGCCTAACCCGCTTGATCTTCAACACCAGTTCCATGAGCTGCAGTTCCAGCGTAGCGGTAGCAATCTGGTCTTTTTTCTGCAGGTCGTCAAATGCTTTTTCTGGCAGGGCTCCCTTGACGTTACTCGCGATTTCCTGGACAAACGCCAGCACACCATCAATATCAATGCCGGGTACAAGCGGTTTGGCGTCCGCGCCCTGGGGGAAGAACCACACCACATCGCTGGCGTGCTCGATATCGGACGGCTCGGCTCCAAAGATAGCCCACTGCGCATCAGCGTTCTTTTTGATGATGTCTGCCAGGTGGGAGGCGATCTCGTTTACCTCATCCAGCAATGGGATTGCCTTTTGATAAGTGCATTCGCCCAAAGGCTTGCCAGTTTCAACATGCCGCACTTCCACGTAGGGCACAAATCCCAATTCGTTTTTGTATTCAGGCTCGCGATCATCAAAACCCGTCGATATTCCATTTTTGAACGTGCGGATCAGTTCGGGCGTGGTAATCTCGGCATACTCGAAGTCAGTTCCATCCTCGCCTGGTATCTTTTCAATCCAAATCGCCATATCAGCATTGTCTGTGTACAGGTTTTCGTCAACCAGCATGAACAGCAGTGGATCAACGGGCTGGACAACGATCATGTTATCTGTACGCAAATCAGCCACATGCAGGCCGGAAACGCCATACTGGGCGCCGTAATGAATATACAACACCCCATCCGTGTCCCATTTTGACCAGTCGAAGATGATGTTCATTGCTTTCTGCCACAGATCGGCTTTTGGCTCATCGTCCGGCAGTTTCCAGCCGCCCGGCACGATCCCTGCGTCCACATCCACCGCCTGGGATAACGGCAGGTAAAGCGGCTTGATGCCCCGATACAAGCGCGGCGCCAACCAGTCCAACCCCTCGCGCATTTTGTTATACACAGAGCCATCATAATAACTGGCACGCCTGCTCAGCTCTTTGGTTCTGCTGTTCCAGCGCCGCTCATACTTTTTGAATTCTTCCAGCTCGAAAATGGATTTTATGCTCATGGTTCACCTTCCAGTAATCGCTCAATTTCTGCTTCTGACCGCGCCGGTTGTACGGTGATGGTTTTCCTCGGCGGCTTGTACCAGTCTATCTTTTGGGTTTTGGCCCCAAATCCCTTACGCTTCAAATAGCCAATAATATATCTCTCGGCGTCCATGTAGTGAAAGGTCTCTTTGTTCTCGATGGCCTCGGTTGGCTCCCCGCTGTCATCCAGCTTGCGTGCGTAGGTGTGTTTCTCATCCAGGTATCCAGCCAAATCATCAAATACGATGATGTCATTGTCCTTGTGGGCCTCGTAAACGCGGTCAATTCCGACTTCCACGTCTTTGATATCCGGCGCACGCACAGGCAGGCCGGCTGCCTTGAATTCATCCCGCCACTGGCCCTCGGATGGTGAGCCGCCCACGCAGAACGGGATCATCGGCTCGCCTTTCAGGATTGCCCGCGCGTGTTCGGCAGCGGTCATTGATCCAGCCTTGTAAATCCGGTACAGATACAGTTTATTGGTCTTTGGCTCTTGGGCATAATAAACCGCAGCTGTATTGACCCCGCCAAAGTCAAGCCCCAGGTAGCGCTGCCATTTATCCGCTATGTGAAAGCGCGGGCATGTGTGCATGGCATCGATGAAGCAGTCGTAGATCAAACCGGCCGGCTTTTCGAACTGTCCGTCATAGAACATGGCAAATTTCCAGGCCGGCAGTTTACCTTTCATGCGAGTGTATTCCTCTTTCGGGAAAGATGGATTCATGATCGATTTGAACTGGATCACATCAAAATCGGGATCGCCGGCTTTCCAGCGGTCAAACACTTCTGTTTTCAGCCAGCCCATGTTATAGGGGGTGGTGCTTCCCAATACCCGCCCCTCACTCAATGATAAACGCCGCTGGACTGCTTCCCATGCGTCCAACTTGAAATCAGGATGTCCACACTCGTCCAGCCAGGCCGCTTGACCAGAGGATGATTCCAGCCCGCCCTCGGCTTTGGCGGATCGCAAAATGATCCGGCTGGCTGGTTTGGTCGGCATGTTCGGTGCACTTTTTTTGGTCGTGCTACTGAACACCCGATCCGAAATCGAATACTCCCACCTGAACAGGCCGGAAAACACCCGCTCCATTTCCGGCTGCATTTTGAGCTTGAAGAGATCGTAGTTAGCCGTGATAGCCAGGTAATCGCCATCCCCGCAGCGCTCGATCTCACGCCATAACCACCAGGGGCCAAAAGAAGTTTTACCGCTCTGTGTCCCCGCTATGATAAACACAAAACGAGAATAGCTGTTCCAGGCTTTTGTCTGGCCAGGATGATCGCCAAAATCCACCACCGCCTTGTTGTCAATAATGTGGTAAAGATCAGTCGCCATCGGCCTTGATCACCTCGACTATCTCGATCGGCTTGCCGCCCTCGCCGGTATGCTCTATGCTCTGTTTGGGCTTACCCAGCATCCGGTCTAATATTTCGGTAGAGGCAGATTGCTTGATGCGCTCGTCCCTGGCTTTCAATCCGGCTATCTTTATTTGCGCCGCTTCTTCAACGCTATCCTCAAGGATCATTTCTGCCTTGTATTTGCGTTCGGAGTGCAGGCGGCTGGCCAGCTCATTCAGGTAATCCCGCAGATCCTGATCCCACGAATAAAAAGTTCCTTTGCTAATTCCGGCATCAATATAAGCGGAGCGATCTGTTTTTGCCTTTGAACGTGCATAGACAAAATCCCGCTGCTTTATTTCCAGATTGTCCAATTTAGTGCGTAAATCGTCCATAGGTGGGTTAATTAAGTCCAGAATTCTCAACAAACGGTTCAGCTTTTATCCGCAGCACTGCCCCCGCCCGTTTACACTCTGCCAGTTGGGCCATCTGCATGATGCAGGATTCCGGCAGGTCAAGCGTGATCCGGATAGCCATGTCATGCTGCAGCTGCTGGACCTTGATAATCTCTGCCGGAAATTCGATCAGTTCGGCCACTCATACCTCATTAGGTCATTTAATGCCAGCACGCTCATCCACCAACCCGCGCTTATGGCAATGGCCAGAATCTCTATGTATTCCGCCGGATGCCATTCACAATAAGGGACAGTTTTTTCCATCATGCGCTCATAAGTCCACAAAACCTCATGACACATCCCTAATCCATTTTCTGCTGACGTACATGATGACCGGCTGCCAGTCGATATCTTCCTCCGGATCAGGTACTAAAGGCAGGTCTGCCAGCTCCAACCGCTCGCCCTTTTTGAATATCAAGGCGCTATCACCCCACACATAAATGGGCTTTGTCCGGCCTCGCAGATCGTCCAGGGTTTCTACATAGCGCTTGCCATCATCCGGGGGGTCCGGAATTGTTGGATCTTCAATATCGCCAATACCGGCAAAGGCTACAAAATCCTCTACCGACCCGTTGAAGAAGTCCATGTCAATGGCTTTGGAACTGACGCCGTATTTTTTACCCAGACTGTTTTCATCTGCAGAGTATTGGTGGATCAAGTAATCCTTCCAAGCACCACGCGGCATATAGGGCTTTTTGTCCGGTGAGTAGGTGTAATGGGCAACCCACAAATGCGTATGTTCACCCAACCACGCCTTGATACCTTTTGCATCTTTGTATTGGTCAAAGTGCGAGGCGCGGGTGTAAAAGACCGGGTTTCTGCCGGATTCCTTTTTTACCCTGTCAACCCATTCATAGAACAGGCCCAAGCCAAGCCCGGAAGTTTCCACGTCAATAGCCGGGGGTAGATCGCCCCAATCCCCGCCGACCATGAAAAGGTATTGATCAATCAGTGCGCCGGTCCTGCTGGTAGCCCAGGGCAGCCAGTAATGGCCCCACGGAAGCCCGACCCGCTTTACCTGGTCGCGGTTCTCTTTGTATTTGACATCAATGTTGAACCCAACACCCAGCCGCATATATACAAAAGCAGACCCTGCATCCTTCATTTTTTGAAAGTCGATATTCCCCTGGTAGCGGCTTACATCATTCCCAATGATCATTTTTGCACTCCGAAATATCCTAATATGGATGCTATCAATGCCCCCAATGAGTTTATGGTTGACCAGTTGTTGATCTTGTCATCGATCTTGCCGATACGCGCATTGATCTGATCATCCTCGGTAACAAGGTTATTTATCTTTACGCAGTCTGCCGCCTGATTATTCTCAATCGTATGGATGCGCTCATTCTGAGTTTTCATCTCGGAGGAAAGGCCTCCAACCGTCTCGATGAGCGTGTCCAGCTTCTGAGTTGTCAGGATCAGCAGCTCTTTGTTGGTGCGATCTCCGGCAGCCATTGTTTAGTCCGATCCGGGGCGGTGAGGAGGACACCGCCCCGGTAGTCGGTTATTCGGTTTGCGGCTTGTTGAACTCACTCAAAACGGCTGCTTCGATCGCGGCGTCAATAAGAGCCAAATCTACAGTTACGCCTTTTTCAAGCAGCCATTTTTCAGCAATATCCAGCGCATACGCTTTTTTATCTTTGATCAGTTCGCCCATGTGCGCTTGTTCGGCCGCCCTGACAGCGATATCAGCCGCGCTTTTCAAGATCCATTCGATATCCGGCCCAGCAGTTTTCAGGTCCACCCAGGCCTCCTTCGCTTTAGCCAGCACCCAGGCCGCAATCAACGAGGCCAGGATCGGCGCAAACGCCAGTAACAACCCCTGTACAAACTCACTCAGAAATTCCAGAAACATATTACTCCTTTCGTTAAATAAAAAGCCCGGAACGCCTATATTAGACGCTCCGGGTAAATACCTCTTGACGAGCCAATATTCAGTTGTTGAATGAATTATAGCATATTATTCCTGGCACACCTAATACTTTTTGCCAACATCGCCCAAGTTGATGAATTTGACCTTGTTTTCTCTCACTTTCAGGATGATCTCGCCATGTCCGCCATTCTCGTCAATGATACCCAAATACCGGCAGATGTCTTTGATCTGCTCCCTGGTAAATGGCATCAAATCCGTTTCGTAGGCAGCCTGGGTTTCAGTCATTTTTTTTGGCCTCGAGTTTGTCAATCAGGTCTATTAGTTTTTCGGCGGTCTGCCTCAATTCAGCGATCAGAAGCGGCTTTTCTGGTTCGATCACGCCGCACCCGCATTTGTAGCAGGTAAAGCCAGTCCAATCGTCCCCACTGCCACATTTAGGGCAGCAGCCGTTTCTTGTGTATTCGCTCATTCCACCTCACTCATTACATATCTCTTGCAAACAATACGGACAGTCCACACGCCCCTGCTCTGATAAATCTTCTGCAATTTCTGTATCTGTATAGTAAGCATGCGGATTGAAATCGCCATGCCTGTCGCAATGGCACAGATGGTCTGGCGGAAGGGTATAAATCGGCAATGGCACTTCTTCCCAATTCTCGTTGAGATAGCATCCCGCAATCATTCAACCTCTTTCATGACCTTTTTTGTATCATTTTTCGCCTCCAGATATTCCATCAACTTTTCAGTTTGCCATTTTCGCTCCGCATACCTCAGCGCACACACCGCATACGCCTCAGACTCCGCATGCGACGCATATTCCGCCGCATACTTCACAGACTCCGCCACACACTCTGCAGATCTCGCCGCACACCACGCTACATGCGGCGCATGCGACGCATACATTACTACAGACACCACCGCATACAATTCCTCGCTCGTTATCTTTCCATTGGCATAATCACGTGTAGCCTGGACGGCCTTTCTTGGGCGGTCATCATCAGGATATTCTTTCTCATAGATTGGCAGCACATGCTCGGCACAATCTGCCGCAAATAGTTGAGCAGCCTTGTCGTTCCACGTTTCCATTTTACGCAATAATCTGGCATTTCGTACTACGCACTTGGTCTCGTCCTCTCTGATTTCTCCCGTATATTCAACCTCAAAAATCGCTTCATCCAGCCAGTTCACCAAATCCTGCGGACGGCAAATATGGTAGCCATTTTTACATAGTATAAGTTCACCCTCAATCGCCGGCATCCAGCGACCAGGTTTCCATGAGCCGTCCGGCTGCTTCTTTGGCAGATACCACTTGCCATTACCACCATTGCAACACTCGCCGTTTTCCTTCAGCACTTTGTAGTATTTCATTTTTCGCTCCCTTCTGCATATTCGCCCAGCCCGAACATGGACTTCAGCGTCATTATGGCAAAGTCAATGCCGGCAGACCAGCCCATGTAATAATTGCGGGTTTTATTGCCAACATCACAATCTGCTACCTTTTTAGCCCATTGTACTGCCGCCACAATTCATCAAAGTACGCTTTCAGCTTTTCATCCGTCAGATTTTTGTTTATCATTTCTCACCTCCAAGTAATCCACAATATAACCACCACGCCTATCACAGATACTACAAATTTAATCAGGTCAATCGTTTCTACGTTCATCTCTCACCTCTCACTGCCATTAATATTCAATGTATTTTGTATCAATTACCACGATCCATTCAAAATCCCTGATACCAATAACGGCAGTTGAATTGCTGTCGCCGCAATTCGCAACCCACAATGGTGTTGTTTTACCCATAACAAAATCGCCGCCCTTGTAGCCCTCGTAGGTTTTACCAATCGCTGACCTTAATTGATTTAGCACCTGTTCAACAGTCGGGGCATCACCTTCATTTGAATACTCAAAGGCAAGCTCGCAATATGAGCCGCGCCAGCTATCAAGTCCGATTGGATAGAAATAACCAAAGTCAAAACTCACTTTGCGCGCCTTATCATTGACTTGTTCAAGTAACAATATCAATTCCCCTACGGTTAATTGCTGGGACGTCTTCATAGTTTCGGCCCTATCAACCTTTAGCTGATTGGTAATTATGCTCTGTAAGTCCATTTTATTCACCTCTCACTGCCATCAATACTGCCTTGCAAATCGCACGGGCAAGGCTATTGTTATATGTGTTGTATATTTTGCTTGTATAATCATCAGATAACGAAACAGCAATATCGTAAGTCTTTCCCTTAAAATGAAACATGCTCCAATATCCAGCCCAACCGTCCAATGCCTCCAATGCCTGATTGAGGTCGGCGGTGGGATGCCATGCCGTTTCGTGAATAACCCACTTTCCATCAGAAGTACACCACCCCTCAGTACCGATTGCGCGGGGTTCAAGATGCCATCCCATCGCCTCTATTGCCATTAACTTATCCAGTTCTGCGTCTGTCATTTTAGGGTTCATTTGATTGCCTCCTCTATCATCCTGCTATAAATAATTTGCGGGCTTGCCCACGTCCGTTGAAATCTGCGCCATTCAATGTCTACACCATCATCATCATTTCTGTATAGCATGGCAAATGGGGTAAAACCAAGATGCAGGGTTTCTTTCATCCTCTTTTCAGCATCCTCGAATGTGTCCTGTGGATACCCGATCAGGTTATAACAACGGGCTTGTCGTCCATTGTGTCTGATGATTCCGGCTTGCCTCAATTGGTCAGCCACACCCACAAGTGGCTCATAATCATCCGGTGTGTCATAGGCAAAATATATGCCTTTTGGATTCAGATCAACCAACAGATCAACATGCCAATCTTTCAACAATCGTGCTTCCAGTCCACCACTAAACACCGCCTTTTTTGGTTGTCTTTTTAGCATTTCAAAAACCATTTTTATGTGCTGATTAGAACAAGCCAACAGGTTGTCATCTTGAATAATCCAACCATCTTTTATTTCTAACTCACGCAAGTTTCCCGATCGCTTCCACACATAGCAGAACCAGCATTTATTGGGACAGCCCCTTGATGTTATGGTGTATCCACGCTTCAAAAATAAACCTGGCTCAAACTCTCCGCCCGGATCGCCATACGCCGCACCACCAATTTTCACGGGCGCAATCCACTTCCATGCCTCTGCCAGTCTTTCGGCTTCTGGTTTATCCCAAGTAAAAGTACAATCAACTAAAACCTGATCCGCTACATGAAATAACCCCGGATCGCCCACAACCGCCAAATCATCATCTGGCGTGGCTTTGGTTCTGCATGGAAAGACGCGGATTATTTTCACGCTTGCACTGCCTCCTCTGGATATTGTTTCCAAATTTGCCCGTCTAATTCTGGCATTTTGACTAACTTGTCGCCGATCCGTCCTTGCTTGAAGAAGAAGGGTACATTGGCCTTTTGGCATTGGTCTTTTAAATCCCGCGCCCATTCCATATCAAACGGACGCGCACCTTGACCTGATTCAGCGCCACAAATCACCCAACTTACGTTGCTTTCAACTCCGCGAGAAAGCGGATAGTTGCCAACGCCACCCCCCGAAATATAGACCGATAAAGCCCCCGCTTGCACTAAATTAATTTTTTCCAGCATCGGCTCAACACTGACAAATCTTATAGAGCCGAGTACTTCCAGCAATAGGGGGATACGTTCATCCGCCGCTTTCTGGTTTTCAACCGACACACCAAGCCAGATATTTTCAGCAGTTCCGTCCCAGCCATACCATGACGTAAACGCCAGCATTTTTAGCGGGCGTTTTGTCAGCACCATGAATGTGTGTTTTTGGTGGCTTATCATCTCATCAAAAACATCACCAATAAAATCCATTGGCACATTTTCATGAAATAAATCAGACATCGAACAAACAAATATCTTTTTTGATTTCTTCAAATTGTCTATTTCTTTCATGCGTTCAGAATGGCAGACCAATTTTGAAAACGGCATATTCCAAAACCTTTGCGCAATCCGTTCGGCATAGCAGTTTTTGCAACCCTCGCTGATTTTTGTACAACCGGTTACCGGATTCCAGGTCATATCCGTCCATTCGATTTTAGATTTATTCATAACGCCTCCTCTATCATCTTCACCGCTTCACCGCTCCGCACCATGTCGGGCGTGAAGTGGAATAATCGCCAGCCATTCGCAACTGCCAGGTTTGCCTTCTCACAGTCCCGCCGGATTCCACCAGCTGAAGCATGGCTCGGCTTGTAGCTGTATATTCCCCCTTGAATTTCAATTAAGACCTTCTGATCCACAAATGCCATGTCATATCTAAACTTGCGCCCAGGAATAGCAACATACTCGACCTCCGGTTCGGGCATCCCGATCATCCGTATTTGGGATAGCAGTTCAAGCTCAAGGTCGGTCATTATTTTATGGATTCTTCTTTTCCGTACCGCCTCCAGTAATCGCGCTGGAGTTGTTTGATTGGCAACTTGTTACAATAATCGGGAATGACACACCGCCCCCAAAGATGCCGGCCATCATAATAATAGCCAGGCGCCGTTATTCCCTTTTCTAACGCTCTCTTAAACGCCTTGTGCCGCCCAAATGCGGGGTCAAAAACATCGCGGGGATTCAATTTGGTTATGCCTGTGTAAGTTTCATCTATGCACTTCCTGTGAGCAATCAGGCAGACAGTGTTAACTTTGTCCTGCAAAAAACTAACGGCATATTCACCCGAATAGAATCCATTGTGATAGTAAATAAATTCTGTTTTATCCATTTCATCCTCTCTCTCTACTCTACGACTTTTGATTGTTTTTCGCCAACACTATCCCAATCTTACCGATGACCTCCAGCGCCATCTCGCGGCTCATTTGATTTTTGCTTTCCTTGATTTTCATCATCAGCGGTTTGGTCAGTTTGTTCAACGCCTCTTTTTCGCGCCAGTCGGCGTTGTCGTACACGGCTAATATCACATTGGTCACGCGCCGGCAGAACGGGGAGGGGTTGTAGTCTGGTTTCATGCCGTCACCAGCATGGTATCTGCCAACATTCCTGGCTGGTTGTTATTTCCCGCGCCTGCCGAATGAACTCGTCCGGTATCCCCAAGTCGTATGTTTTATTCCATGTCTTACCTTTCATTTCGCCTCCATCTTTGCTGTTAATAATTTGATTCTCTCTTGCGCCTCAATCTGATACCTCCCTGCAAATTCTTTTACCGCCGGAAGCATTTTCATGTCCGCATCCGCCCGTTTGTACAGGCACTCGTATATCCGGAAGAAGTGCGCCCTGGTTGCCATTTCATCGTCAACCATCATGTTCTGCCAGTACGGGATGCCTATCTGCTTGACCGCCTTCTCGATCAGCGGATGACTGTAGCCCTCATAGTATCCGCGCCTGCAGTGGTCTATTGCCTCCGCCCACGCCTCGAATGCACTCGGTATCTCGGCGGCGTTGGTCATAATCGCGAAACATGCCTCGCGGATTTCCGCCACAGTCGGGAAGAACCGTGATGTTGTCAGCAGCTGCACCACCGCTTGCTCCAGTACCTCCGCCGGAATGTCGGATAGCGTCCGCTGGTACACCCTGATGGTCTCGGGTGTCAGGTTGAAGTTCGGATAACCCGCCGCCAGTACGCCCAGCGCGCCGGTGATGTTCTTGTCAGTTGCCATCTATCGCCTCCAATCTCTGCATCTCTGCCGTGACCGCGTCCCAACCTTTGGGCTTGTTCTCTTTGAGCTTGCCGTTCGGCGGGCCGCCCTGCGCGTACCAGTCAATCAGCCATTTGATCGAGTTATTGTTGTATCCCCGCGAGCACCATTCCTGATAGCACCGCTTCATCTTCGGCTCGTCCGGCCTATCACCCAGGACGGCGATCACTTGCTCATAGGTTATCTTGGGCGGGTATCTGCCTGTCAATCGGCGGAACGCAATAATGGACGGGTGGACTGGCTCGCTTGATTTCTTGGGCTTTTTCCGCTTTACCGGAAGCCCATCATCATCGCATGGTTCGTAGGTGGGCGCGTTAGCGCTTAACTCTTTATCCGGAACAGGAACAGGAACAGGAACAGGAATAGGGTACTGTCGGACAGTATGAGGGTGACAAGTGTCATGTTCGTACGAAGATGCCAAATTCTCGCTTTCTGCATCTTCTTGCAAGCCTGCCTGTAAATCCCAGTTCTCTGTTACGTACTCGCCATTTATTCGGGTTCTGATTTTGTCAATCCAGTTATCCGGTGCTGGAAGTTTTGAATTGGACGCCCAGCGCGGATTCTGGTTTTTCCACCACTGGGTAATTTGAATGTATTTTTTTCCATGCTTTTCATACCGGATTATCTTTCCATAATCCTCAAATAGACTTAACCCTTTTTCTATTTCGCTTAAATCAAGGTCATCATATGGAAATATCTTTGCCCTGATTAGAATTGGATTATCCAATAATCGCCCCTGATCATCGGCGCAAGCACTGAATAATCCGATCCACAAGCACCTCTGGAACCAGTCCATTTCACCCACAAATTCATCTTCCCACGTGGTTGATGCAATCATCCGCCTACTCGCCATGATTTTTCTCCAATCGTTTTACATGGTTATTCATGTATTGCTCCCACTGTGAATAATTGTCAGATTGCCTTGCAATAAACTCTAAATCATCCCAATCAGCACCAAGCAAATAGGTTTTTTCTAATAAATTAATAACTTGCCAATGGTTGTAATATCGGAACTTATATTTGAGAATGTTGGCAATCTTATAAATGTCAACCAAATAGGGCTTGTCGTTTATCCTTTTTCTGTTTTTGCATATTTTTTCAATGTAGTCATAAGCCTTATTAACTGATTCATTTGAAGGCTTTCCGTCAACGAATTCAATATATTGCCTGACAGAAATTCGCAAAGATTCAAGCACCTCTGGAAGTCCGTATTTATTGATTATTTTTTTTATGGTTTCTCGCCCACTATCATTTATTTCATATGGTGTTACCAGTTCGGAAAATAATTTGCACACCACGTCAACCTGATCGTTTTCCAGATTTGATAATCCAACCTGCCACTCATACATCATCTCGATTTGTTCGCGCCGTTCCTGCAAATTGTCAAGTTGATTTTTTCTCTTGGTGATGACAGCATCGTCATCAAGTAGAATGTCCTTTTTGCCCTGGTTGCACGATTCACAAGAGGTTATCAAATTCGTTATGTCGTTATCGCCCCCTTTGCTTACTGGCATTATGTGATCAGCATGAAGAATCACATCTGGTGCAGATTTTCCGCAATATTGGCAAGTAAAACTATCACGCTTAAATACCTCAAACCTTACTTTTTTTGACAGGGGTTTTCTTTCAGTCATTTCATCACCTTAAATAAACCTGCCCACCAGTTTGCCGTGATGTTTGGTGAGAACATACGCGCCTGATGGGCAGGTCTATATAGGCAAATATAAATAACGCGTACGTTCTCACCAATTACGATTATATCATATTTGCGTGCGTTATTCATTTTTATTTGTCCTTTCAGCCACATCCCACATCAGACTGGCACTATTCCGCTCCGGCGGCTCAAGGTAGATAAACTGGTCGTGAATCAGCATCGGAATCTCCGCGTGCCATTTTTCCATGTCATACCCCGCGTTGATCTTGTCCGTCCAGACCGCGCATCTGGCAAACCAGGACAACAGGTAGCCGTGCTTCGCGTGACAGGTCGGGCAAAGTAGCTGCAGGTTCTCGGGCATGTCCAGATATTTCTGAAAGCGCTTTTCTCTGCCATAGACCGCATGATGCACCTGGAAGGGCGGAATAGCTCTCCAGCAGCGGGCGCAGTGGCTATGCTGTTCTTTGAGTAGGCGCTCAATCGTGGACGAATCTATCACACCAGCTCCATCTGTTGCGGTCTACTCAGCACGCGCCCCCGCTTCATCGCACGCGCCACCGCGTACATCTCATTAGCTCGGCTCTCATACTCCGCTATCGTATGCCCGATACCGGAGGGGGAATACCAGTAACCGGCAGCTCCCGAATCACTGCAAATAGGATGCCCCTGCTTGCGCAGTTCGGTCACCGCATCCCGTATCATCCGGTCAACCGCGTTGGAGTGCGTGTTGGCATAGGGCAGGTGGAGCGCGGTGGCTATCATGCGTTTGGTCGCCCTGGTGTCGGGGGTGGTGTATTGGCGGATGCAGTCAAGGATGTCAGTGGTGTCAATCATCGAAGTCCTCGAAGTTCGGGAACTCGCGGAAGATTAGCACCATGAGCACCACCATCAACCCGCCGCCGATGATCAAGCCAGTTACAAATCCTAAAAGTGTGTACATGTGTCCTCTTAAAATTTATGATAGTAAATGATAGTTAATTGATTCCTTAATTTGGGGAGGGCAAAACCCTTTCGGGAAAAATCCCTCCCCATCAAGGAGGGTGCGCTACTTTCGCGCCGATAAAATCGTGTGGATCGCGTCCCGCTTCATCTCGTAGACCTCGCGCTGTTCGGCGGTTAGGTCGGTGAGCTTTAGCTGTTTGTTGATGCCGATCAACTTGCCTGACAATTCCTCGGATGTGCAATCGCCGTAACGCTGGCCCTTGCTGTCCACCACTTCCTCGGCAGTCTTCAGGCTTATGGAACACCGAGCGGGGGGTTCTGACCACTCCGCATCACAGGGCATTTCCTCGGCGGGCGTCCCCTCATATCCAGCCAGAGTCATAATCCACGCGAAACCCAGCCGGTATGCCTTGCCGGTTGCCCTGGTGATCGCCATTGACCGGCGGGCAAATCTCTCACGGGTTGCCCAGTTCCGCTCGTCGCTTGATACGATTGCGGATGCCCTGCCAATGACCATCGCGTCTGAAGTTCTGATAAGCTCGACCGTGGCCTCGAAGTCGCCATTCTCATGTTCTACGACCTCAACCTCACGTGGCAGCACACCTAGCATCGCGCCCAATGTGGACCAGCCCTCCACGCGGACATACTTTTTTCCGCTGATAGAACTGTACAGTTTGCGGTCGTCGATCAACTTTGCCAGCACCCCGGCCATGTCTGTTGCCCTTGCAATAACATCATTCGGGCTGGTGGCCTGCAGCGTTCCCAGTTGCACTTGCTCGTTAATTACAATTGCCTTGTCTTCACTCATTTTTATCCTCCATCTTAAGATATTCGATTCTGACAGTCCGATAAGCGGACTTGAAGTTTCCGCCCATGCTGTAATTGTCGAAAGGCTCGCCCTTACAAGCCATTACCCGCGCAAAGCATCTGCCTCTGTTGTCGTTGTAGGTGTTGAGTATCTCGACCGGAATGTTCCGCAGTGTTGCCATCTATACCTCCTCGAAAATGTCCACATCGCCGTCCCAGAACCGCTCATCATCTAACTGCAGTTCTTCCGGCAGTTCTGGCGGAACCTGCTCCCCGTCCCCGCTATAACCGCAGACCGGGCAGCTGAAATAGCAGCCGCCGGTATCGGTCAGATTGCCGCCCCTGATGTCCAGGTGTTCGGTCTCGTGGAATTCCAGCCCCAACCGCCCACAGGCCGGGCAGTATTTGGTGGCGGTGGTGATGCCATTTTTATGTGTACAAATTCCGTGCATGATTACCTCCTGGCTAATTCCTCTTCGATCGTGATCACGCCATTCTTGATTGACCCTATAATCGGGATGGGATTGACGGCGTTCTCCAGGATCATGTTGATCTCGGAGTTCAGCGATCGCCTGTTATCGGCGGCCCGCTTCTGGAGCTTCTTGAATGTTTCATTTTCAATTCTGATATGTTTTTGTATCATTTTGCCTCCATTGATTTATACCATCAGTATACCACTTTCAAAGTGAATGTCAAGCAGTTTTGGATTATTTAAGATTTGCGTAGGTTTAAATCATTTCAAAGGCAGTCCGGGCTGATAAAATGTTACGAAAATCGTTAACATAACGTTAACATTATGTTCTATTATGTTCTATTGTATTGTATATCACACTGTGATACTATATAGATGATCAAGGAGACAAAAAATGAACACAAAATACAACCTCAAAATCAAAAACACTGACACCGGCGAAATTTTTTACACCACCGAAAGTATGATCTATTCGGCCACCCGCATCAACGGGGACAAGCTTTTTAGCGCCTGCGATCGCAACCGCGCCATTAAAGCCGCCAGAACCACTGATGGTTTTTCGACCTGGTATTTTGACGAGATCAAAGCCTGTGCAGAAAAATACAACGAAATCGAAACCGAAGAGCAGCTGGCCGAGAAAATCGAACTGGCCGCTGACTGGCACAATCACTCGGCAACCCAAAAACAACTTGATTATCTGGCATCCCTCGGAGTAAAAACCGATGGTTTACACATCACCAAAGGGCGTGCTTCCGAGATGATCGAGATCGCAAAAACGCAAGGTGTCGGCTCACTCGGCCAGAGCGAGATTGAAGGCACACAGTATATCGGAGAGGTTTACTAAAATGAAAAAACTAATTGGCATCCGAATCTCAACCCTCACTGAAACCCAGCTCGCAGAGCTGACATCAAAACTGGGGATGACGCAAACCGAGGTTATATCTCATGCGGTGGAAAACTATTGTCAAAAAATGGAGGATAAGATGAACAATAAAAAAATCATCGAGGTCAAACTGGACCGCGAGGGTTTCGTGGATTTTCTGGGGTCGGTCGAGCGGGCGGAAAAATATGCTGCCAAACTCCAGTCCAACGTGAAAGATTTTTATCCAGACTATGAGGTGTCAGTGGATTTGTATAACATCAACAAGCCTGAAATCTTCATTGCCCCGGATGATTACTACGGGCATATCAAACTCGACGTCGAAAATCTGATGAACGAATTGTCAAACAATCTGGGCGAAATCCTGTAGCCCGTCCGGGTTCACCAAGCCCCGTCTAACAAGCGGGGCTTTTTGTGATATATCCCGCCTCATATGTCATTCCGTGTGATATGATTAAATAATGAGTAATATTTGGTTCACCTCAGACCAGCACTTTGACCACAAGAACATAATTAAACTTTGTAATCGCCCATTTAATAGCACGGACGAGATGAACGAATCCATCGTTGATAGATGGAATGGGGTGGTTGACAAAGATGATATTATCTATTGTTTGGGGGACTTTGCCTGGAAGAATCCAAATCCTTATATTGAGCGGCTAAAAGGCAACATAATTTTTATTCTTGGAGGACATGACAAAAAGCTAAAGGGGGCAAATCTGTTAGAAGTTAAACATCAAGAACATACATTTGTCCTTTGCCACTATCCAATGTACTCGTGGAATAAAGAATATTATGGTTCCATCCATCTTCATGGCCACATCCACAACAATCCGATAGAATATAAACACAATCGTATTAATGTGTCGGTGGATGTGTGGGATTTCCGCCCCGTCCCCATTGATCGCATTATTGCAATATCAGAAAATGACTGCGGTTAAAACAAAAGACCGCCCACTTGGATGAACCCAAATAATCGTGGCGGTCTTTAGACGGGTTAGCACCAGAGCCGATGAGTGGAGTCGAACCACCAACCTGCGGTTTACAGAACCGTATCTCTGCCAGTTGAGTTACATCGGCATCATCAAGAGCCGCAGGGTGGAATCGAACCACCTACGCCAGACTTACGAAGTCTGCGCTCTGCCAATGAGGTACTGCGGCGGGTTTCCTGTGTGGTCTGCATTTGCCGTTCTCTGCAACAACACTACGCTGTCCGAGTTCCGAGCCTCCACCTCATCAACTTTGGTAGCAGACATGGGATTCGTAATCCCCGCCCCTTACCGGACGGGGGTTGAGTTGCCAGTCATCGTATTCGGCGCTCTGGTGCTTGCCGAATTACGCCCACAGGAATGGTAAGGTGCTTGCTGGTTCGGTTCGCGGATTATCTACAGCCAAAACTCACCACGCATTACCGCTGTACCGACCGCCAGCTCCCCACGTCTGGGGTTTCCACCACCTACGGCGCATTCGCGTTTTCAGTGGTTCATTATCATTATACAACATTATGAAAATTAGCCAGTCTGTTATTTTCAGAATATCTTTTTTCCGCAATGCGGGCAGACCATATGCATAGTCAGGTCGCCGGACATCGGCAGGGTTGGACTTCCATCGTCCGGCTCATCATCCGGCGGAGGGGTGACGGGGGGCGTAGTCGCCCAGGGGTTGTAGCTGTTTGCCGGAGTGGGTGCAGCTTTGACTTCGTTTTCCTGAATGACCTTGAAGCGACGTGATAGCCATTCGGCAGTATGCTCTGGACTGTCTTTGTACTCCCATACCTTGACCACTTTGTTTGATACCCATACAAAATCAACCGGATTCCAGGGGCCATGAGCTGGCATGTTGTTTTCTTTGAATGATGGATCAGCCACCATCAGGTAGCACTTTGCCGCCAGTGATGATTGCATCTTTGTGGGGAATGCGTAGATCTGGGACGGAAGCAGGAATAGACACACAAACCACTCCTGACCCTTGCCAGCGGCTTTTCCGAGTGCCTCGTTCAGCTCGTCTATGCGCTCGTTGAATCCGGCTTCATCTTCGCCCGAAATTCTTTTGATAGCGTAGATGTCCCAATACATTCCCATCTGCGGTAGATAAAAATACTTGTCCTTTACTAATTGTCCTGTGAGTAGTGCCATTTATAATCCTTTCATCTTTTCCCAATCTGTTTTATCGTGCAATAAATACGGATAGCCGTCCCTAATTATCACCGCCCCTAATTTGTGGCTGTCCCGCCGCGCGTCCCTCTGGGCGCAATAGGCCAGCCGCATTTCATCCACCGTATGCCCGCACTGGATCGCGTAGAACCGCCCCGATGGGTCCCAGTCATAAAAAATTTTGTGGCTGTGCCCCATGATGATGTGCATCAGATGCTGGCTTGCCAGCGTCCGCGCCGTGCCGTTCGCCGCGCTCTTTGGGTGGGTGATCCGAAATACCTCGTTTCCGCTTTTCAAGATGCAGTGGTAATAGGGCGCGATCGTCCACTTGCCCTCATCCAGCCGCATGAGGTTCAGCAGTTCGGACGGCTGGACGGGGCTATTGATCGCCCGCAACAATCTCCCCTCGTGGTTTCCCAGCACCCACACAAACGAAGTGAAGCAATCATTCAGGCTGTTCAGCGCGGTTCTGGCGTGGTACATTTCACCACTGAAACCTGAATCCTCTGACTGACCACCAATCTCAACGATGGTATTTATGAGCTTGTCCTGCTGGTTCTTTGGCATGGTCAGCGCCAGGTCCAGCAGCCGCCGCTCGTCCTTCTCTGACAAGCCGCCATTGGGCTTGACCGCCCAGTTCGGCTCCCAGCCCGATAAGCTATCAAAGTGCAACAAGTCCCCCGCGCATATCGCCTGTTTGATATTCCATGCTTGCGAGAGGTCCAGAACGCGATTGATAAAATCAGCGTGGTGGAACGGGATTTCTGCGTCTGGAAGTATCAGCGCGTCCCCCTCTATTTCCGGCGGCTGGTCGTAGCGCGGGTAGGGACTTTGCGGGATTTTGGCTGTTGCCTGTCCAGTTGCCAGATAGTAGTGCGTCTTAACTGTTCCGGATGCCAGCCCCAGCGTTTTAGCCACTTCTGAAAACGATAAGCCGGAATTGTGTAGCCGTACTATTTCAGCCTTTACTGGCTGGTTGACCTTATTCAGTCCACCCGATTTTGGCAAGGTTTATCCTTTCGGTTTACCCTTATTCAGATTGGCAAGTATTGAGATTTCGCGCCAATCACATTAAGAAATCCCGTTAATTGACTTGACATTCCCTTTTAGTACACCATTAATTGATTTCCAGTTTGCCACGCTATTGATGGTTTTGACTCCTGCTGGACCAAGTGTATATTCAATAGTTAACTTTGGCTTGTTGCTGGCCGCATCTCTTGTGTTGAAAGAGTACATGTCATTTTCTTCTGTGTCGGCTTTACAGAAAAATCCATTATTGGCAAATGTGCCTGAAATCATTTCCTGAACTTTTTCAGGGGTGAGTGTGAAATCTTTATAAACGTTCAATGTCTCTGTCGCGCTCATTGAGCGTGAGCCTATATCCGTTTGCTCACAGTCATCCGCCCCAAATCCTCCCTCATTCTGCCAATTATTGCCAGTTGAGTATATATACCAAGTACATTGATTATAGACAATTGTTCTTTTTGTTCTATATATACGAAAAGTTCTGCCGTTGCTGGAATAATCTGTAATACAATACAGAGATAATGTTGCGAAAGAAACTATCGCGCTTGATGGTATGGACGAAAGGTCAAATTTTACCAATGACCGATATGTATTTACAGCATTATTTATTTCTCCAATGTGCATATCCGCACTGGCATCCTGGTTAGCTGTCAACCCAGTTCTTATAAAAGTGTCGTTCGAAGAATAAAGTACCGTCGTGGTCATGTTTTATACTCCATCAGATTCCGGTAGATCTTTTACGCCGTGTGTGTTATCCATAACATTGAGGGGCAGAAATAAATGCAATCATCACTCAATGCAAAGCCCACCGGTTGAACCACATCATCCTCGCCCGTTGGCTTGGTCTGTGTTAGGGCGCCGCCCGTTCCAACATAAACTAATCCAGCCGCGCCCTCGCCAGTCGTCCAGTTCCAATCGTCGTTTCTCATAACCCCATGTAACAGGATTTTCTTGCTTCCTGTTCCCGTTTCCAACGCCAGCGCAATACAGGGCATATCATCAACGCTGTTATAATCAGCATCTTCAAAATGCCCGTCTGCGCCCATACTCAAGGCATTGCCAATTCCGGTTGTATTCTCGTCCACTGTGGCAGTTATCTGCAAGCCGGAAGATGTATCATCATCAGTTGGCTCGAATTTCAAAATAATGTTATGGTCATTCAAGTCAAGGTCGCCGCCGAGTTGGGGCGTTGAATCAGAAGATAGTTCTGATAATCCAGTCGGACCTGTGGCACCGGTCGCACCCCCGCCTCCCCCACCACCGGCCACATAAACTGTCGTGCCGTCGTAGTAACAAATCACCGCGCCGTTAGCCATTTCAATATCGGCAGCACCCACGCAGGACAGATTGCCCGTCCCGTGTTTGATGGTGATGGTGTCCGTTCCGACGTCTGAGGCATACAGCACCAGGATATCGCCCTCGTCCATGCCGTTGATGGTGTCAAGGTCATCCTCTGTGCCTGATTCCGGCTGCAGTTTATGGCAAGCCTGAACAGCGGTGATTTCGCCGGTGTCAATCGTTAATTCGGTCGCCGCTTCCAGTGTCAGAAACTCATGCGCTTCGATTGCCGCCTGCAGTTCGTTGACATCTGCCGCCATGACATCATCAACATTGTCAGTTTTGCGGGTAAATGTGTATGCCATAATTACCTCTTTCCAATCACTTCAAAACAGATTCCTTCAAACCTTTTAGCTACCCTTTCGGGCCTGTAAAATTCCAGGGCTCTTTGCCCCTTTTCCACATATTCCTGATAAAACTTTGGGTTGTTCTGCAGCTCCAAAACCGCGCTTTTGATTTCATCTGCCGTATGGCATTGGATAAATGGCAGCTCCCCAAAGACCTTTAGTAGCTCCTCTTTGTAATCATCCCGGCCCACATCGGATATGACCGGGATCCCCAAATCCCAAGCCTCCAGTGTGTTGCAGCCGATTCCCAGCGATGCCGCCCCGATCTGATCAATCAGCACGTGAGCACGCATTTTTCTTTTCAGACAATCCTCATACGGCGTTCTTTCAACCAGGTCAAAATCAAAACCCTTCATTGCATCTAAAACAATGTCAGTTCCTTTTTTTGCGCGGCTGGAGGGTGCGTGCACAATCAAAAACTGATCGCTTTTTGGTATTGTCCGTTTTATTGGGAACATGGGCGGCGGCAGCCATTCGGCGTTGTACAAACACAGATCTGGTGTTGTGCAGAGCCTCTTTACTGCGTTGGGTGATGCCCTCCATTCCTGCTCGTGCCGCCAGCGATAATACGAGCCAAGATAAGTTTTTATGCAGGGGATATCAAACCTGTAATCATCATAGACGTTGACCACATCCGCCCATTCAATCCACTTATCCAGGTCGGGCGGGTTGACCATATCGTTGGGGTAGCCAAATGGAGCCGGGTTCATTGCCACCAGCCGCACCTCATGTTTGGTGTACAGTCTTATCGCTTGCATGAGGTGATAGCCAGCCCCCGCCCAGTCGTTATTGGTCAGAAATAATATTTTCAGGTGGTCTGGATAGGCGCGTGATTTGTAATAATGCAGGTTTTCCCACAATCGCCCGTTCTTTATGTTGCCTTCAATGGCTTTTTTACCAGCCTCAACAGCCGGTTCGAAATCGTTGGCATTATAGGCGCACAGCGCCAGCCGGTCGTAAAATTCCGATCCGTATAAATGCTCATGCTTATATCCCCAGGACGGCGCGGGCAGTTTTTCCACGAACCGCAGACACGCATAAGCCAGGTCGGGCTGGTTGATCTTTCGGTAATACTCGCACAACTTCACCCAGTATTCCCGGTGCATGGGCTTTAATCCGATCGCCCGGTAAAGGATCTGGATCGCACGGTTATGATTATTGAGCGCATATTCGCACATGGCCCAGTAAAAATAGCCGTCGGCCATATCAGCGTTGGATACTTTTTCTGATAGTTGGATATATTTATCAAAAGTGTCCACGCCCGCCTTGTACTGCTGCAGGTAGTAATACTGCCGTCCCAGGTAGAATAGAGGGCGCGGTTCGGTT